GGCAGATTGGAAGAAACATGGGTTAATTAACACGCTTGCAGCAGGTTCATAGGTGGTGCTGGTAGTACTAACGACTACGGTAGAGGCGAAGTCGGCACCGATAATACGAGCTTTATCACCAACACGATCAACGCGTGGCTTTTGCATTCTAATAGTAAATCCATAAGCTGCTGGAACAGACGATAATGCAGCACTGTTTCTTGCGGCTGATGGTTTTGGAGGCTTACTCTGGCTCATTGCCTTTGGTTTAACCCCTCTCAAATTTCTAGTTTTAGTCATTATTTGTGTTGGTTGGTTTGGTTGGTTTAAAATTTTAGACCTGGTTAGATCTCTAACTAACTGTTGTGCCTTTACTGCAATGGCCGCGACACTTCGCTTCAGCCCACACCCAATATTGTCATTGAAAAACTGAGCATCCGCAAGTGAAAGATTCGAACCGTGTGCATAGTGTGCATCATGCACACGACACGTATTATCGAACTCATCCACAGCAGGCACGTCAGATATAACACTGGGTTGTGCTTTACCAGCAGACCAATAAGGTCCACAATAGTTACCATGATATTTCATTTTCTAATAATTTTAAACCTGGTAGGTTGTTGAGGTGACCTCTCTCAACCGCCTGTTCCTCCCATTGTTGAATCTTCATATTCTTATAATATTTCTCGATTTCAATTTGATGATCAGGTAATACACCAAATGCGTAGTAGTAGGATACCCGCGTGCTTGGTGCTATTATACTCTCCTGATTCAATGCAAGACCTTTAATTCTTGTTAACATGCTACTATTCTTATGAATATGCTCAAACATCGCTTGTGTACAGCGTGTACCGTGATCATAAAAGGTAGTATAAAGCGCTTCTTGAACTGGGACACCATCACTCAGGATGCGTCCTCCGATTCCTACTGCATAGAGCCACTTACTATATACGAGTTGATTTTGTATTGCTATAAGGCAAATTGGGTCCTTCTTGAGAACTGCTTCATGGTTACGTACCATCCTCCACACCCCATCAACACAGACAGGGTGAGTTTGACAGAATTCGACGCGTTCAAATTCATAAACCGGTTGTTCACACACCATGCTGAACCCACGGTCGCGAAACCATGAGGTTACACCAGCCATGAACTTGTGTAAATCTTCCCGCTCCATGAACACCACACAATCATCACCATTGTTTGCTAGCTCAACAGTTATTTGTTTCTGCCGTGCGTAGGCATAAATAGCACCACACATGATCAAGCAATTACCTAAGCTTGTGTTGAGATCACCAGATGATCTGGTCCCCCTAACTTCAAACTTAACTTTACCATCATCAGCATAAGCCACACCTTTATTACGAATTTGCCACCGCAACAACTGCTGCAATTGCTTTGCACCAGGAAACAAAGCTAAGTAGTGGCTATGTTCGAACTCTAAGGCTGAACTACTGACATGCGCATCAAATTTCTCTGCATCCATGCCCAATGCAACAGGGTTACGGAACCTGTTCCATTTGGAATGAATTGCACGAGCTGAATCAACTGCGTTTAACCCTTTAATTACTGTATGGGTAGAGACACTAGCAAATGCTGCATTAATTGCTTCAAAAAATGGCTTTTCAGCATGCTTGAGGTACCGTCCCAACTCCAAATTGTATCGCGGATCACGTGGGTTAATGCCACGTGGAGCTTTACCAAGGTCTTGTTTCTCGAATTTAACAAACATCTTCAAGTACGCATCGCGTTCATGTAAACGCTCTCTTGACAACGATTCCATCGCAGTCTGATAAACCAGGCGTTTGCTACCGGTATAGCGGTCAACAACTTGTTGGCGGCTCAAACGGGGTAGGTTTGGCATGTTCATCATTACATTCTCACGAAAATTCTTGAAG